TGAAGTAGCAAAAGTAGCATTTTGTAGTATTTTAAGTGCATACTCAAAATCAGGAAAATAATTTCCACTTACATTTTTTGCTGGGATTTGTTGAAAAATATCAATATCTGTTTGAGAGGTTGATGTAACTTTTGGTTTATATCCAAACATATAAGCTAACTCAAAAATATTATTTGATTGTTGGGCAAATTGTATAAAGTTTTCTTGAAATTGATTATCAAGATAATAACTTAAAACATCACCTACATATGAAGCTTGTTCTATAAATAACATACCAGGAGAAGTAGCAGAAAAATCTTGATATGTTTGTGGAAAATACGTTCGAGAATATTCAATTAAACGTGATCTAAAATCATTGAAATCTCTATTTAAATATTTTATATCTCTATTTACTTCAGCCATTTTTTAAATTTGTACGGTTATAGTAGAATTAATGTTTGTATTAGTAATAGAATAGTTTAATTTTACTACTACTCTATTTGAATCGTTATCAGATAAAACATCTAAATTTAAAATTTTTACAGTAGGAAAAAATGTTTCTAATTTAGATTCTATAAAAGTTTTTAAATTATTATATGTAGGTTCATTTGACTGTTCAAATAAAAAGTTTCTCAAACCTCCTCCAAAAGTTGGATTTAGAGGAATTTCACCTGGGTTTGTGAGGAAAAAATTCAAAAGATTATTTTTTATAGTTTCTTGAGTTGTGTAAGTAGAAGTAAAAACAGAAGGATTATTAAATGGGATATTTACCCCAAGTGCTATATTGGGGTTTAAATCATTAGGATCAATATATTGTGGATTAAATGACATTTATTTTATTTATTTAATAGTCCCATTATTGTATCCATTTTAACTTCTCCATCACCTAAATTCCCATTTATTGGGTCTACACCTTTTGGGTTAAAAGAAGAAGCATCACTTGAATTAAAACTTAAAGCTGTTTCACCTAAAACATCCATATAGCTTTTTTTAATGTCAGTTGGTGGTTTAGGTTTACTTTGCATTTTTTGATGTAATTCTTCTGGGGTGGTGTGGGAAGTAAAAGGTGTTTGAATAGATTCTTTTACAATTTGTGTTTTAGGGGCTTTAACAGCTTCTAATAAAATATCCTTCAATTCATCTTGAATTGCTTCTTTTACTGCTTCTTTAATTAATTTTTTAAGTACTTCGGTTTTCATATATGTTTATAAATATAGGGTTAATCGGCTTTTAAATTATTTGTTTGAATGTAAAAAGATAACTCATCTATTAAAATTTGATCTATAGAACTGTAAGAAAATTCTCCTTTTAACATTATAATACCTTGTTTATTTCGAGCTATTGCTCTTTTACGTTTTAATGTACTAGTTGTTTTTTCAGTTTCCACGCCCATTTCAAACCCATTTACATCTATTATTAAAGGGGATTGTTGATTTGATTGTTCTTTTGTTAATTCTAACAATTCAGCTCTTAAATCTGATTGTTCAGCTTCAGGATAACAATCTTGAACTAATCCATCTAACATTTTTAATAAATCAAGAACTAATACTAAATTTTGTCGTAATACAACTAAAATTGATAAAACAGACCCATTTATCTTTTTTGATAATTCTAAAATCTTTTCTATTTTAGGAGTATTAACATCTTTTTGTTGTGATATAACTCCTGAAGGGTCTAATGGGGGAGGGATTGGGGTGTTTTTAAGAAGTTTAACTGCTACATCAAGTACAGTAATAACTCCTTGGGTAATACCTGCTACTTTTAAAGAGGTTTCAATTATTTTTAAAATATCATTTAATGTTTTTACTAATTTATTTTTACGTTTAACAATCTCTTTTAATTTATTTTGATTAGGACAAGATTTTAACTCATCTAATTTTTCACCTAACATTTCTTGTGCTTTAGAAATACCAAATTCTGCTATTAAACTTATGACCACAGGGATTAAAGTTTTTTTAATATTAATTATTTGGGAATTAAGTTGATCTTGTAAAAAATATTTCCAATCCTTTTTTTCTAATGACATAAACTCTATTTCGGGAATAGAAAGTTGGGATAGTTTTAATTTATCTAATTTAAGTTGTTGTTGGGTTGGTGTTAACTTAATTATTCCTAAATCTTCTTTATAAGTACCATCTCCTTTTTGAATTGGAACTATTTCAGTTTTATATCCTTCTTTTTTTATTTTAATATTACTAGGATTTCCAGTAGGAGATATTTTTGTAGGATCATCATTTAAAGAACTATTATCTAATTTAAATTTTCCTTCATTACTAGTGTTAACAGTAGTTGGGGGAGATGGTATTGGGGATTCAAGTGATGGTGGTGGAGTAGGGTTTGTTTCATCATTAGAAGGAGGAGTTGGGGGTTCTTCTATTTTTTCCAAAAAAACAGGTTGAAATCCTAAACTATTTCTATTAGAGTTATACCCTATAATTATTTCTTCTGCTAAAATTGAGAGATCTGATGTAAATGATTGGGCTCCTTCTATTGTTTTTCCTTTAATTATTCCAAATGATTCATCTATTGTTTCACCATATTTAAGTAAAGCAGACTTTTTTGGACCTACTCTTTTAAATGTTACAACAGAACCATCAGAATAAATATATGTTGGATCGTTAGCCATAATTTAATTATGCTTTAATAAAATTTAAGATACTACCAGCAGATGCTTTTAATTGAGATATAGATAGAGGATTTTTTGCATCTTTTAGTGCTTTTTTTGTTAGGGTAGTTAATTTTTCTTTTCCTTTACCTTCAAGTTCTTCTTGGGTTGGAACCCGTGGAGCAAGTTCATTAATTTTATCAACCCCAGTATCTATTGAGGTTGCTGAGAGGACAGGTAAAGGATCAATCTTTACTTCTGTTCCAGGAACTGGTCTTCCAGTTTCAGCATCAATTATTTCACCTAATAAATTAGGAATATCTTTAGGAACTTCCCATAAATTAATTATTACTAAATTATTTAATTTTCCTTTTCCAACTATTCCTTGTTCTTGTAAGTATTTATTTAATGCTTGAATTTCTCTAGCATTACTACTAACTTTACCATTATCTTTTCTTTGGGTGCCAAATATTATACACCCAGAAGAAGCATCCTCACTTCCACCTTGATGAATAATAGCTCCACTAAAAGCTACATCATCAGAACGATTTACAAAATTTTCAGGAGCATCTACATCTTTACTAAAAATGTTATACCCAAGAGGATCAGATAAAGAACTTATTCTTAAAGCTTGACCCTTATAGTAAGTTTTTGAAATATAAGGACTTCCAGTTTTTCCTAAAACTATATTATATGATGCAGGGGCTAAAGAAGATAATTTAGTTGGGTCTTTAATAGTATCAGGTATTGCAGTTACATCTTGTATTTTTTTATCTCTTACAGCATCTTCGACAGTAAAACCTAATACGTTACCTTTATACCACATAGTACCTGTAGTTCTTCCTCCTCCTTTAGTTCTAACTTTACCATCAGATCCCTTAACTTTTGAGTAAGCAGCAGTACCAGAAGATTCTCTTACAACTATAACTTTATTAGATCTTTCAATTAATTTTTTTAAACTATTAGGCATTTCATTTAAAGATGTATGACTACCATTAAGTTGGAATGATCCCAGTGAACTTGCTATAGGAGATAATTGATTTGTATATGCCATATTATATAGTTTTTACAAAATTTGATTTAATATCATCAAGTTGCTCTAATACTTCTTCTAAATTTAGTCTAGCTATTTTTGCAGGTGTTGCAATTGTAGGATCAGTAACATATTCAAGATTAGGTCCTGTAACTACTTGAATTGTTTCTAACGCACATGATAAATTAGCAATTTCTTTAACAATTATTTTTAAATATTCTACTGTTAAATCACCTTTTAGAACAGGTTCTGTAGCATCTTTTGATCCTAACCTAACATCAGTACTATCTATACAAATTTTTTCTTTAGCTTCTAAATAAACTCCATTCATAGAAGATAAACTAACAGATGAATTACCACTAATTAAAACACTGTCTGTTTTAGCATTTATTACAACTCTATCTGAATTTAAAACTATTTGTGGTTTGGTATAATTTGAGGGTAATATGGGTTTAGTCATGTATGAAATGAAATCTTCATTTGCTAAACTAAATGGTAGTTTTTGGGTAGATGTTAAATATATAGAAGATAAATCATCTTTAATATTTTCTGTTGTTGGAACCCACCCTGCTTCATCAACATTAGGAGATTGACCATTTCTTAAAATTATAATGGGGTCACCATTTTCTCCACTTTCAGACCAATTATTTTTTTTCTTACTATCAGATTTAGCAGTATGACCTAATCTAATACTTTGTCCATATCTTCCTTCAATAATATTATCTCCCATAAAAGGCAATAATGGATAGATATTATCTTTTTCAACAAAAGTATTTTGAGAAGGATTATTTTCACTATTTAAATTTATAGTAGGATCAAATGAATCACCATACTCATTTA